GTAGTCGATCCAATTGGTCTATCAATTTCATTTTTTGTCAATACAATGGAACATCTTTGTAAATCAATAACAGGAGACACAAAATCGCTTGCAGTTGTATAGGCTACTTTTATTGATGCAGTATCGACACCAGCTAAGCCACCATTTGCTAAAGTATCATCTTCTTTTGTTGCTGAAGCAACCATAATAGGATTATCAAAGAAATTCTTTTGATTAAGCGCTATTGAGCTATATCCTAATGCGTTACCTTGTGGATCAACCGGAGCTTGATAAGGAGTTTCGAGTGCGACAGCCGAATATCCGCTATAGAATTTCCCAGATGCCGTTATTGAAGTATTTGAAGGAGCTAATGTTTGAACAATAGGATGAACAGTATTACCCTGAATGTTTTTAGTTGCTGTCATTGCTCCATCACCGCCTTTAGCGGCAGTAACATTACCGGCTGTTACTCCAGCACATGTAAATTTATACCCAGTTGGATCAATATGCGTAATAGTATGTGTTGTATTAATTTGCGACTGTGTGATTGTCCCAATTGCTGATGTGCCAGCTCCAGCAAGAGTAACTTTATCACCGACAAATAAGTTATGATTTTTATGCATAACTCTTACGGATGCTGATCCGGCAGTTGTAACAATAGGATTAGCCGATAAATGAGCTAAAGGCAGATCTGCATTTTTAAGATAAACTTCACCTGTTAACGAAGAAAACACTGCTCTGTACAAAACAAATTTCATATCTTGTTCTTGAGACGCTTCCCATGTTGTACCATTCTGAGATTTAAAGAAAGATCCTAGGAAAGGTTGTTTTGTAATTCTTGCTGATGTCGATCCTAATTCAAAATCACCCATAAATGAAGTCCATAAATTATAACTAGTGTTATCAGTTATACATACAACCGCATATTCAGTATTACCACTTAGAAAAATTGGTTCATCAAATTCAAATGTTGTTGGTATACTAGCATCATCTGAAATGCTAACAGCTGAAGGAGTTAAATATTTTCTAGAGCCTGGAACAATAGTATTTGACGATGGATAACCATTCACTAACGGCCGTAACTCAATCCATACTGGTAAAGTAGAATCTTTAGTTTCAAAGAAGAGATCTACCTTTGTTGTGTAAACGCCATCTGGGTTAGTTATAAAAAATGATTGTGCTAATGGATCATTTCGGCCATCACCTTCCCTATCCCTCGCTTCGTTCCTAGTTACTACTCGGCTCGATCCTGTGGTAACGCGGGTTCCTACAACTGTAAGGTGTCTAGTCGACAATATTTCTTCTTGCCATGTTTGAATATGGCCGGCTGATTGATATGTAGCGACAGCAGAAGATCCTGGCACTCCTCCGTTTTCAACGGTCTCAGTTACGTCAAGCAATTTAAATTCAGAATTTCCAGATCTGAACTTAGTAGTACTATTATGAGGGATAAAAAATGACCCAGATAAGGTTCCGGCCCCGGAAGAAATAAGGGAACTTGCACCAGCCGGATGTGCTGTCAATAAGTTTGGACTTTCATACTCAACTCTTCCGCTATTAATCCGAGAAAAGTTTTCAGATCTTACAAAGTCATCAATTTTTCTACCATTTAAGTAAGCAAACATTTGAGCATTTGGTCTTATACCAACAGCTTCAAAGAAAACACGGCGGCTTCTCATAAAGGGAATAAGAGCAATATCAATTATTTTAGATCCTAAGCTCGTTCTTATTGTTTCAGACGCTACGACTCTATTTACAATGGCTGATGTTGTTCTATCAAATCCAGAAGTTATCCAGTCGTTTGTTTGGTTTGAGAAAAACGATGAACTAGTTTGTTGTGTGCCAGCAATTGCCGAGGTTTGACTACCAATTTGTAGACCATTAATATCAGTTCCTAACCAACCCCATTCAGATTGATCGTGCAATTGTGCTTGATTAGTATTTAATCTAGTACCGCCATCAATAATTTTTGCTGCGGCTTGCCTATCTACTTTCCATTCATCTGACTGAGGAGAAAGCGTTATAGAGCCCGTATATGAAGAAATCATAAATGGGTTAACATTTTCAGTTCTTGATACTTTACTTTGACTTATATATGCTGAGTGCGTATGTGCAAGATACACATTATCGCCTTTAAGAACTGTATTTGTTGAAGCAGCATTATCATAAATCATACCTACATTGGCTTCAGTAAATGCAGGATGTAATGTCATAGTTTTAGGATTAACAGATGCTTTATATTCATCATTTGATGTATCAGAATGAAACTGATCTTTAAAGTTATCAACTAAGAAACCAGATTTAGTTCTATTATTACCGTTGTTATCAAGTACTTCTAATTGATTAGTATCTAATTCAAGCAAGCTTAGTGCAACAGTTTCTTCAAGAAGATCGACCCGCTTATCAATTTTACCAATATCTTTCATGGTATAACCTTTATTTTCCATATACTGGACGGTCATATCACTTATCGAAGTTGTTCCACCATTTAATGATGCTCTATATAGTTCTAAATGTTTTGGTGGTAAGTACGGAAGTTTAGGTAAAATACTTGACACACCTTCTAAATTTTTAATTACACCATCTTCTCCAACAACAATCCTATCTTGCCTTGGAAGAAAGTGTTCAACTTTTGCTATAATGATTGTATCATTTTGAGGTAATTCACTTAGTACACCTCCAGCTGCCCCACCTGCATCATCAAATGTTCCATCAGCTTTTTTGGCTGGTCTAAAATCAAGGACATCTCTTAATTCAATTATGCTTCCATCTCTTAGTCTATGTGATGGAATAGAACCGTATGGTGCGGGGTATGAATTGACAGCAAAGCAATTTCCAGATGAATGTGAATAATGAGTAAATTCTACATAGAGGTTACCTGTTAAACTACTAGTAGATTTTCTAATTAATTGCCCTTGGCCATAAAATGCATCTCTTTGACCATTATCAAAAGTAAATTGATCTGAAACATCATCTCCGCCCGATGTTCCTTCTCTAATAGTAACCATTTCTATTATGTCATTTTTGCCAAGAGGAGCAATAAAGGTTGATCCATCAATTGCAATTGTAGATGTAACTGGTGTAATAGTTTTAGTTCTAATAACCGCACTTTGTTGTATATAAACAATAGCTTCAACTGCATGACCAGCGCTAATGCCTGATCCAGATATAGTAACCGATTGTGTGGCTACGCCACCAGCTGATATTCCCCATGCTGAACTTGCAAGTTTAACACCATTTGACATTACTACCCAGTCGTTTGCGTTTGAAAATGTTTCACCTGCTGCCGGAGAAGTAAAGACTATTGAACCCCCACCAGAAGCTGTTCCAGTATATTTTCTTTGGGCTGAAAAGGACATATTCGTAATAGCTTTAGGCCGATTTACCGGAAGCGGGAATAATAAATTGTTTTCACTTGCTTCTTTCAAAACCGCGACTGAACTTTCTAATACAAGAGTTGCAAAGTGTGTATCATCTGAGCCAAATACTAAAGTTTTAGCATTTCTAAATGATGAAGTCACGTTAACATCAAAAATAAATAAACGATAATTTGATCCTAGTTGATCTATGTGTCTAATTCTACACGTTCCGATTGTAGTTCCAGCACCACTTGGTGTTGTGTTATTATGAATTTCTACCAAAGGATATGTTGTTTTTGTGCCGTTGCCGTCCAGTGGCAAAGCACCTTCAATGGCTGATACTATTACATAGCTACCGTATTCAACCGCAATAGATGAATTAGGTAAAACCGATCCTGCCGGCAACACGTCTAGATTCGTTGTTAATGCTTTATTAACAGTTAATTCAGTTTGTACTGGATGATTTATTCTGTGACCATTTACATATGCTTTTCCTGGACTTAATACTGCATTTAAAGTAAGTGAACTAGCTGAATCGTATGTCATAAAATATGGATTTACTAAATAATCACCGGATTCTTCAGCAGTTCTTTGAGCCACCATATCATTAATTTTATTATATTGATTAAAACCTGTAGCCTGTTCAACTATTTGAGACTTTACGATATTAGCTACAAATATAAAAGTATCAAGGGAAGTTATATTTGCTTGATCAATAATAGATAAAGTTATTCTAAATCTATCGGCTCCTGGAGCCGCTACATTTGGAAACGCTCCTTGATTATCAAATAATGCATCATCATCGCTAGCAGAAACTATTTCTTGTACAACTTTAAAACCAACAACACCGGTATAGTCACTGGAGTATTTTGAAACCATTAATGATTGAGATTTTGAGTGGCAGAAAAATCCTTGAGTAAAATAATCACCGCCTGCAATAGATACTCGGATACCAGTACCAATGGCTGGATTGCCAGTAGTATTAGTTGTTTGAGTTACATATGATATTGTACTGCTAGTGATAGTTTCACCTGGAGTAAATTTTATCGCACTAGTTGTTGGAGTAATACTACCTGATCCGGTATATATTATATAAAGAGTAGGCGGATTATTTGTTAAATCGCCGGCTACTCCATTTATTACTTGAATAACTCGTGCTGTTACTCCGGAAGTTGATCCGGTAAAAGTTAAACCTTCTAATTCCGAAGCATTAGGGAAGGAGTCTGGAGTATTATTATCTGTAGGATCTAGTTTAATAAATTCAATACCAGAATTAATGGTAACTCCGCCGGGATTAACCATAGCGCCATCTTTAAAGATATTTCTACCAAATCGCTCGATATCTTTTTGAATAATAGTTTGAGATTGAGTTAATTCCCTGGCTTGCAGAGCTCGTCGCGGATTAAAAAGAATTCTTTTAAAACCCGCACTATCGGAAAAATCATCCTTATAGGTAGAACTCATTAAGTTTTCTGAGAATGTTGTTGTCATATTATTACTCTACTCTTATAATTGGATTATTACTTTAATATCTTCAGATTGATTACTAGTGCGTTGAACAGCAGATCTATTATCTAAATACAACACATCACCACTAAATTTATCTACTTCGCCAGGCACATTTGCAGAATCTCCGATTGTTCCTTCACCATTACCGTCAATTTCCTGAATTGTTTCGTTTGCTAAAAAGTCTCTGAATCCAGTTTCGGGCGATTGGTGATAAAATATTCTAGCTCCAAGGGCAATACTTGAATCAAAATTGTCAATGTATCCTTTAGCTCCGGAGCTAACTCCTTCAATAACTTTATCTTTACTAAATGGAACAGTTTTTTGAGATAATTTCATATGATGTGTTGCAATTCCAGTTAAAGCACGATATCGCCCGGCTGAATCGCCAGCCAGTGGATCTTTGATAAGACCTATTTGCCTAAAGTCTTGTGATAAAATAAAATCATTATCAGTTTCTAAAATTTTGCTCCTAAACATTAACGCATCTGCTTTTAAGTCAACTACTGGATCAAATCCAAATCCAGGAGTGGGGCCAATTATTGGTCGAGCCTGCGCGCTATCACCGCCACCACCGGCTAACGTTATAGTTGCTACAGTGTAGCTATCTAAATAATTTAATGTAGTTCCGATAGGATCTGTCTTAATAGCCGTAATTCTACCAGTGTCTGAATCTATAACTGAACTTAAAACTAAATTTGCAGAATCTCCTGCCCCTGGAAAACGAAGTGCGCCGTTGCCTACAACACTAATAGTAGGAAATTGACCAGCTGTACCGTAACCAGAGCCTTCGTTTGTCATAGCAAATGAGGTAATCCTACCTGGAACCGCGTTACTTTGAATTTCCCATTGTTTAATTTCAATGCCGGTCGAGTTAGAATCCGGCGCAGTTTCTTGTCTATGAACAGGCATATATTGTGATGATAAAAAGTAATTAGCTTTTAATGCGCTAACAGTGTATAAAAATTTCCATACATATCCATCAGATGTTTCAAACGGATCGATATTAGCTAATGATGGTTTTACAAGAGATGGTTGTGTAACACCTGCTTTATTTTTACCAGTTCTTAAACAAATATATACTCCATAATTATCAGTTAATACGTAGTACCGTCTACTTAAACTTAAGGTTCCAGATCTTCTATCATCCCACTGAGGATAAATTACACCATATGTCCAGTCCTGTCGAGGCACGACAAAACTGGCGGCTTCAACCTGTTTTACTGCTTGCAATCGAGACTTAAAATCTACAATGTCATGTTTTGAATTTACTGGATTAATAGCAACGTCATTACTATCCCAATATTCAGATCGAGACAAACCAATATAAAACTCGCTACTAGAACTATTGTAATCTGCTAGTAAAGTTTTTAGAATACTATGTTTTAAATTATCGGTAACGACAGCTGTCATATTTATTTCCTCTTAATATGTTCAAATTGCAATACTAAAAATATTAATTTGTGTTAGTTATATTTATATACTTTTTTTCATTATACTATGATGTCAGAATCATAAAGTGGATATAGTTGCGTCATATCTGAATCAGCTTCAAAGTGTGCTGCTCCAAGTTCTGCATATGCAAGAGATGTAGTAATGATAGAAGGATATGGTTTTTTCAAATAATCTGGATTATCGCCAGTTCCCACGTAGAATGATGGATACGTTCCATAATATCCATAAGAATCTGCACCGATATGTGTAGGTGCATCATCAACGCGAATTAGTGTTGCACTATCTGTAGTGGTATTCCAAATTTGCCTCGTTTGAGATGCCCAATCATATATGCTAGACCTTTGTGTATTTAGTACAGCTAAGGTTTGATTCAGATAAGCATCTTCTTTCAAAGGTCTTACGTGCATTCTTATGTTATAATTTACTCCATTATAATTCATTGGACTTAATGCTGTAATATCTACTAACTGTAATGTATCAGCAACAGGTCGATCGCCGAGAGAATCATATAAAAAATTACTAGATATCGATGCAGCACTATGTAGAATATATTCTGGTAAATCAAAGGCAACCGGAACTGCTGGTGTTTCAAACAATTTACCCGGAGATTGAATTACAACTTCACACGCTAAATGAAATCCTGCCGGGTGAACAAACTTTTTATACAACTCTCTCCATTCAGGCAAACCAACATCAGTCCGAACAAGATGTGATAACAACTGGTATAACCCACCATCTTGCATAACTTTTTGACCGTCAACGCCAATTTCTGAAGCGCTGTCGTTGAGAAAGAATAAATCATTTTTAGGATAATGAATTTGTGCATCTGTTAAAAAGAAAGATCTAAAAAAACCTTCAGCTGAATATTTTGAACCTTTTACTCTGTAAAATTTAGCAAAGTTTCTAATTATTTCTCGTGGATTATTAAAGTATCTTACGCCAACACCCAGCGCAAATTCAATGAGTAACTTTTCAAGTTGTGCAAGTGAATTATCTTCAACATCACGAATAGTGTAAAGATCTTGTATTAAGTCGCCAAACTCTCCATTATTATTTAGACTCTCATAATAAGTTTCTAAAAATGATATAAGTGTAGGATATTCTTCTACAAAATATTCCGGAAGCACCTCTTTAACAGATGAGCGATGTAGATTAATTGGTAGTCTATTAAAATCTTTTAAGGTTTTTATTGACATATTGTTAGCCTAATACAACATTTGTATTTTGATAGTCAATCTTAACACCAACTTGAAGACTGCCCGTATCAACTTTTAATAAATAATTTCTTAATGGTTTTACTACACTTTGATCACTAGGTGTTACAGTAAATTTAATAGATGTCGTCCCATCCACAATTCCTCTTGGAGTGAATGCATTTAGTTCAACTAGACCAGTATTCGGTTGATATGATCCAATATTGTCGACTATAATAGTATTATTTGAATCTACAATTTGAAGCAATGATGTACCTAACTTATTTCTAATTCTTGCAACAACATTAGATTCACCATAAGTAAATGTAGATGATTCAACACTGTAAAATACATCATCTGGAAACTCTAATTCAACCGGATAAAATATTTTATAAGATGATTGCTTATTAAGTGTTGGAATTAAATCAGTAATTAGCTTTACATTTATCTTTGAAGATAAAATTGAAGGATCAAATGCATCGATTTCTGTTAATAGAATTGATCTTCTAAAGACTTTACCAAAGCCTCTTAAAGTAGTATTAAAATGTGTTTGAATAAGATCTTTTATTCTATTTTCTACATTGCCAGATTTTAATCCAGTAAGATTTGGATCCCATTGAATTTCAGCTTCTATATTGAATTTAATATTAATTGGATCTACAAATTTTGTTCCTATTGCCATCACGCTTAAATTGTTGATATATGTATTTTCTATATTAGTCTTAATAATTACTTGCTCTGCTGGAGTTACAGTGTTAGCAAATTCTAAACTAATATAAACTTTACCATAATCTACCGGAACATTATCCTGGCTTCCCCATGCGGCGACAGCAGTAATAGTTGGAAAGTTGGCTTTAATCATGGATTCATAATCAAGAGCCGTAACTAATCTTTGTTGTGTCGCAAAAGCTGCTGGAGCTAATTGTTTAATAGTATCTATTGACTGTAAATCTGCTCCGCTAATTGATTTTGTAAGAGCAACAACAGTAGGTGAATAAGAAACTCCATTTACTACTATAGCAGAATTGGCACTAAATGTAGTTGCACCATTTGCTGAACTTCCAGAAGTCGACAAATAATTAACTACTATTTTATTTCCAGCATCTGGAGCCTTACCAAAGGTTACACCATCACCAAAATTTAATTCATAAAATCCATTTGGTGTTTCTCTTATAGTATAATATTCTGATGCAGAGCTTACTGTCACAGCTTGATTAAGAGGTGTGTATACAGTATGATCAGTAGATGTAGCAGAATTAAATACTTTTACTATTGCAGTTTTAGTGTCAATATTTGAATCAGGAATTACATATACTTGTCTATCAGATGATTCTCCAACATAAAATGTTTTATCTGTAGAAGTTCCTTCGTACGCTATTATTTCTCTTTGACTAAGTGCATCAGTAAAAACATATAATCCTGTTCCATCGTCTGCAGCACTATAAATTTGTCGAGTTTGAAATCTAAAATTAGCGCCATCTATTGTACCAGTAAATGTGTATCCACTAGGAATAGTGATGGCTGTAGGCCGACCTGATACTCCAGCTAAATTAACACTTAATTTCAAAGTAACCTTTGAAGCAGTTTTTGACGCAATATCGAAGCCCAGCATTTCTGCATGTGATACAACCGAAGCTCTTAATTGTGCAGTATCAAGAAATGATTCGTTTAATGCAAAGTTTGCAATTAGCCCGTTAAAGTGAGTATTATATGCTAGCACATCTAATATATTGTTAAGTCCTGATGCTTCAAAGTCATAATCAGTAAATTCTGATTTACTTTTAAAATATGTTTTCAATGACGTTTTAATTGCATTAAAATCTAATTGAGTTGATGTAATATTTGTGGCCATTTATCTTAACCTTGCTATTGATGTTTCAATGACGTCTACGGCGCCGGTTGAAATTACCTGAAATTCAATTCTACATGATATAGTATTTTTATCAGGTGTAACTTTTGTCTGCATATTTAAAATCACTGCACGAGGTTCCCAATTATTTACTGCATTGACAACCGCTTCATTAATTTCGTATTCTAAAAAATCATCAGATAGCTCAAATAATAAACCTCTTAAATTTGCACCAAAGTTTTGTTTAAAAGGTTTCTCGTGATGATTGGTTTGTAATAAATTTTTAATTGCTTGTTTAACTGATGCTAAATCTTCTTTTTTAAAAATATCGCCGTTCGTTTTCTTTGTAAACAATAGATTAATATCTTTACTAATACGTGTCCCCGAAGTAATAATACTAGGAGTTTGTAAATTGCCGTCTTCCGCTGAAAAAGCTCTTGTTACCATATTAATATCTTCTCGATTGTTTTATCTATTTATAATCTTTATTATCAACTTTTTAACCATCTAAATGCGATAGCCATGTCTTTTGCCATTTGTTCACGGCGCTTAACATCATCCGGATCAGTTATCTCTACTAAACCCCACATATTTTGTTTTTCTCCGCTATAAAAACCTTGCCATACCTGATATATCCTAAAATTAGGGGTTTGGTGTAAATCTATTACTTTAAATTGTGTGCCAGCCGGATATTGACTATTTTCTACTCTATCTAGATAACCTAAATAATCCCATTCAGGAAGGTGAGAGTATTCATATGCTTTAAAATATTCTATATCTTCTTTCATAGAAATAAATTCGTATCCAGATGAAACTGGAGGCGATGTTTTCTTTTCAACGGCCTTTTTAATTTTTTCTTCCGATGCTGAAGTTTTGTAAACTTTATTCGATCGAGGATGTTTTATACTTCCCCCATCAGCATACAATGCACTAAAATGTGCGGTGTTTTTAAATCCAACCGATCCGCTACCTCCCCAAACTATTCCATATTTCTGAGCTATCTTTGCTACTCCGCCTGATAAAATATTTTTAGGCGGTTTTTTACCACTTCCACTAGTATTTTTGTGTGGATCTATTATTATAGCTAATCCCGAAGCTTGAGCAGACCATATATCTGTACCTTTATAATCTTTTCCATAGGATTGCTTAGTTCGGCTATATCCACTAATATTTTCAATTGTATATCCAGTTGCTTCTAAATCATTAACAAAATTCTGAAACTTATCATATACTGGCTGTGCAACTTTTGCTGTATATCCTTTTTTAGTCTTAACGTCTACTAAACCCTCTACTGTAATTTCTGGTTCTTTTGGGTTAGACTCTGGTAGTGTAATGGCTTCCTCTTCTAGTGATTCTACAAAATCTGAATTAGATTGAACTTCATAATTATGTGAAGTTGCAATTTTCATTTTAAACGATGCTTTAAAATCTTCTGGAATTTCAGGAATTGATACTAATATCAAAGCATGAAGTGCTGCATTTTTTCCCTTTTCATTACCACTCGGTCCCATTGTATCATATGCCAATACCAGTTTTCTGTATTCACAATTATCTTTTAAGTAACATACTAAATCATATGTGGCATCTAGAGACATTTCTCCAGTTGCTGAGTTGACTACTTCAAAACCTATTGCTCTACCTGTAGAAGCAAAGTCAGAAAAGCTATTAACTGGAGGATGCTCGTTATCATTTATTTTTGCCACACCGAATTTAACAACCGGATTATAGCCTTTCATGAATGCAGGTATTTTTGCGATTTGCAAGATTTTAACCATAGCAGTTAAATTTCTTGCTAATTGTTTACGTTGTACTAAATCTAAATGATTTAAATTTTGTCCTTCATCCATAAATTTAGATATTGGCCATCCTTTTCCAATGAGCGTACCCATCGTAACCTTAGAGAAACTATTTGGATTATATTGACTCTCAGGTAGAACTATTTTTACTTGGGTTTTCTGACGAGTATCTGCAGGTTTATATCTAATATTCGTAAGTGCTACATCTTTTTGACCTATAATAGTTTGACCTAATCTAGCCTGTGGCTTATCACTTATTATTCTACCTACATGATCTGGAGTTGTCTGAGTATATGAAGGATCTAGACACTCTTGCTCAATCATTTTCTGTGTAAATGCAGTATTATTTCTGTTGGCTTTTACTCTTAATTTTGTTCTTACTTCATCAACTGTTAATGGTCTATCTGTTACTCCGGCAGTTGAGTTAGTTAAATTTTGATCATTTTTAATTCCGTCATCATCATCGACTGTTACTGGCTGAATCATCGCAACGCCATTTTCTAACCATAGTTTAGTAGTAACTTCGGTTGGAACTGGCTTTTGATCATCTCTTCCAGTAGGCCCCCAATCACTTGCAGCATCAGTTGGCCATTTCTTTGGCCCTTTTGTAGTATTTGCTGCAGTCGCATCTACAGCATCCGCCGTAGTATTAACATTTGTCCAACCATCTGGTGCACCGGGTCCACCTCCACGAGAAGCAAATACTGCTGTATCTGATGCAATTGCTTGATCGGCTATTCCAGTTAAGTCACCATGAAATGTTGTTGCATGCATAGATGTTGAATTTACTCGAGTTGAATTGATGGTTTGAGTATCTAATGTATCAGTTGCATACATACTTTTTGTAGTAACAGTATCAAGTGCGTTTATTGAATGGCCAGTGTACATATTATAGTTATACATTACAATATTCTCACCGCCAATAGTTCCAGTATTACCAGTAACTGTCACGTCTTGAGCAACTGCATTAATGCTTGGTGCAGACAAGCTTACTTCTACTTCAGATGTTACAACTACATCTTGACCATAGTTATAATCGCCTTCGCCTTTTACAATTAAGCTATGATTTCCCTTAATTGATTCAGATACTTTACCTAATAATGTTTGTGTTAGATCTCCAAGAACTGTTACGAATTTACCTTTACCAATAGATTCTATAAATGCCCCTATAACTCTTTTTGAATATGCGCCTAATACATTTAGATTCCAGTTGCCACCTACCTTTATATTATAATTACCTCCGACGTCAAGATTATAATCACCTTCAATTTTCATGTTTACATCACCACGGTATATCATAGTGCCATTCGCCTCAACAATTACATGGTGATTACCGGTTGTAAGATCTACTTTATTATTTCTTGATACAATAACAATTGATCCGTCGGGTTTCATATCAACACCAGACCCTGATGAGTGTCTATAACATATTCTTTCACCACCTCTAGTA